TGCAGTTTAGGGAGCAGAAATAGCCATACTTTTGGATGTATGTTTCGCCATCCCATAGCGTGTGATGATGCCTAAACTGGTCGAAGGCTGTATAACTATCATCACGAATTACTTTCAAATTTCCTTTATACGGCTCGACACTGTTATAGGTTTCAGTACGCTTTGCAGCAGCCTTGCCGCATTCTGGACATCGTTTTGGATGATCGAATAGATATGATGTTCTCATGATTACCCCCTATTCATATCTTGAATGTTGAACAGGCAGCCAAGGATCGACCAAAACAAGCCGACGCTGCCAATTGATATCATGCCGATGCCGGTGACGATGGCGAACACGTCATCGATAAACAGACAGTGATAGCCAGCCAGTCCAACGGTACCGGTGGCGATAATCATCATGCCCCAAACGTATGTCATACGCTTGGCGACTGTTCTTCTATGAGCAACAAATGCTGGTTTCATAATAGTCTCCTAGTTTATTGTTTCCGTTTCGTCCTTTTGGACTCATCAGCAGCGACACACATCGCTGGACGGAGGGGGCCGAAGCCCCCTTGTTTATTGCTGGCTCCTAATCTTATCGGCAAAGAAATCAGCGACGCCATCGAGTGAGTCAAAGAACATGCCAACCGACATGCCGTGCTGGTTTAGAACACGATACCCACTGTACCCATCAGACGAGCCTTTCTGGATGCTGTAACCATAAGCCTTAGCAATTGCCTGTAAATACTTCATGATAACCTCCTAGGGTTGTGGCGGAGGCCGAAGCCCCCGCCGGTTGTGTTAGTCGCAAGACCAAATGTCTTTGAACTGCTTGCGGTCATGAGCCGCGACCGGAATGATCTTCTCGACAACGCGGGTTAGAAAGCCCTTGTCGATGCACTCTTTCTGGAAAGAGCGCAGCGCAGCGTTGGCATCCGCAGCGTTGGCCTTGAGCAGCAGATAACGTGCCTTGGCATTGGCTGGGTTAGAGACTGGCCGTCCGGCCTTCTTGAGAACTTTAGTCATAATAACCTCCTAGGTCAGTGGCTGGGGTTGATCCCCTTGCCTTGTTCACAAACAATGCGCCCATTTTATCCCATAGTCAACCCACTAAATCACTTTTTTTCCCATATAATGCATTTTATTTGGGGGTTACTCCATCCAATCGGCAATCAGATTTGGGGTTACTCGACCCCCCACCCCCCTATTTGCGACTGCGACTCATTCGCAAGTGGCCCGTTTTGCTGGGTTGATAATTTCATTGCTGTGTATTATCGTTCCGATATGTCGCTAAACCTAGATGCCGTCCCCGAGGACGTACTAAAAGAAATTTTTCTGTTGGAAGACCAACAAAAGCGCTTGCTTGCTCGAGAACAGGCGCAGGAAAAGTTTATGGCCTATGCAAAGCATGTGTATGACGGGTTCATAGAGGGGACCCATCATAGAATCATAGCGGAAAAGCTCGAGCGGATAGCCTCGGGCGAACTCAAGAGACTCATTGTAAATATGCCACCCCGGCATTCTAAATCAGAATTTGCATCCTATCTCATGCCGTCTTGGTTTTTAGGAAGAAATCCAAAACTAAAAATTATTCAGGCTACAATGAACACGGAACTTGCTGTAAGATTCGGTAGAAAGGTCCGAGATCTGATCGCCGACCCGATTTATCGGGAGATCTTTCCCAACACGGACCTGAAACAGGACAGCCAAGCCGCAGGTCGTTGGGAGACTAGCGCTGGCGGGGAATATTTTGCAGCGGGGGTGGGTGCTGCAATGACTGGTCGTGGTGCTGATTTGCTGATCATTGACGATCCGCACTCGGAACAAGATGCTTTATCCTCGACTGCTTATGATAATGCGTGGGAGTGGTACACATCTGGCCCTCGTCAGCGTTTGCAGCCGGGCGGTTCCATTATTATTGTTCAAACCCGGTGGTCAAAGAAGGATATTACCGGGAGGTTACTGCAAGCCCAGCAAAAAGACCTGATGGCTGACCAGTGGGAGGTAGTAGAATTCCCTGCAATTTTGCCTTCGGGGGAACCATTATGGCCTGAATTCTGGAAAAAAGATGAGCTACTGAAGGTCAAAGCTTCGCTATCCGTAGGAAAGTGGAACGCGCAGTGGCAACAAAATCCTACATCAGAAGAAACCGCGATGGTCAAGCGCGAGTGGTGGCAGGAGTGGCAGGAAGACGATGTGCCTGAGTTGGACTATGTAATTCAGTCTTATGATACGGCGTACTCGAAAAAAGAAACTGCTGACTATTCTGCAATCACAACGTGGGGCGTGTTTCAGCCACACAGAAACGGGGACCAGCATCTTATTTTGTTAGATGCAAAGAAGGGGCGTTGGAACTTTCCTGAGCTAAAGTCCATTGCTCAGGAAGAATATGACTATTGGGAGCCTGAGTTAATGTTGATTGAGGCCAAGGCTTCTGGTACACCACTGGCAGACGAACTCCGGTTACTGAACCTCCCTGTGGCTACCTTTGCTCCCGGTCGTAAGCGCGGGGGTGGCGGTATGGATAAAACAACGCGCATGCATATGGTCTCGCCTATTTTTGAATCGGGCAAAGTGTGGTATCCTTCTGGGGAGAAATTTGCAGATGAAGTTATAGAAGAGGTCGCATCATTTCCTAATGGCGATCATGATGACTTCTGTGATAGTATGACAATGGCTCTGATGAGATTTCGTCAGGGTGGTTTCATCAATCTGCGTGGAGAAGAGTTTGAGGATGATCCTCCTCGTAAAGCAAGAGAGTATTATTGATGTCAAGCAAAGAACCTCAGACCAAGAAAATAGATATTACAACGGCGGACATAAAAGATCTGGACAAGCTGATTGCTCAGTTGAAGAAGGATCAGGCCAAGGCTGTCAAGAAAGCATGTGGGGGTTACCATAAGAAAGCTCGTGGTGGTACGTTCAAGGGGACTTTCTAGTGGCTGGTGACAAGGAAGAGGTTATTGACGGGCGTACCTTGAAAGAGATCAAGGAGATTGCCCAGCGTGATATTAGCCAGCTTACCGACAAGCAGTGGGAGCGTATCACCAAGGACCCAGTAAAGAGAGCCAACGGCGGTACGGTACGCGGCTTTAGTCCCATTGCCCGTCCACAGAGATTTAAAGGAACATTTTAATGGCATTACCTCCTCAGATGGTTGAGTCTGCAATGGGCGCTGGTGGCCCCGGCATGACTATGGAAGAACAAATGACCGAGGTTCAAGTCCCTATGACCGAGGATCAACTCCCGCCGAACATTATGCTTGCGGGTGAGGAGGATAGTATTGAGGTCGTAGCTGAAGAGTATGATCACAATGCTAACTTGGCTGAAGTTCTTAGTGACTCGGTCCTAGGCTCTTTGTCCTCGGAACTTGGTCATAGCATTGATGAGGATAAGTCTTCCCGTGAGGATTGGGAGGAGGCGATTGCCAAGGGTTTGGGGTTACTTGGGATTAATTATCAGGAGCGCAATCAGCCGTTTCTTGGTGCTTCTGGTGTAACACATCCGCTTTTGTCAGAGGCTGTAACGCAGTTTCAGGCGCAGGCATACAAAGAGATGTTACCACCGGGTGGTCCTGTTAAGACGCAGATTTTGGGTATTCAGACACGGGAGGTTGAGGATCAGGCCCAGCGTGTCAAGGACTTTATGAACTACCAGATCACTGAGGTGATGGAGGAGTTTGATCAGGACACGGATCAGATGCTGTTCTATTTGCCGATCACTGGTTCGACGTTCAAGAAGGTTTACTTTGATCCGACACGGCAACGCGCTGTGTCCAAGTTTGTTCCGGCTGAAGATTTGATTGTGCCGTATGCGGCCTCAGATTTGCGTACAGCGGAGCGTTACACACATGTCGTTCGTATGAGCGAGAACGAAATCCGTAAGTTGCAGGTAGGAGGTATATACCGCGATGTTGACTTATCTCCATCAGAAGATGACGAATCTGACACAACAATTAAAAGCAAGACTGATGAAATTCAGGGACTCCGTCCGGGATACAGTGACGAGCTTTATACTATATACGAAGTCCACGTTGATCTTGACCTTGAGGGATTTGA